AATTACTGTATAATATGGTCATACAAAAGAAGAGTATGTCAATTGCAATTGATGTATCCTCCTGGCTGAACAACAATCGCAAAGTTGTAAGGCATACGGCACCGGTAACAATGTCCAAATGGATTAGGGACTGGAGCTTTAGTTCTGAAGTACTCGTTAAGTTATATAGACTTGATTTGTCGGGAAAAGGTTGAGGGTGAACACAAGATAATCCCTCGGAGGCTTTTGTACAGAACTGGGGAAGAAATGGATTTATTAAATATGTTAAGTGCTAAGAAATTTGCTGATTGGATAAATAAAGCTAGGAAAGGGGATAAAATGACCTACTACCGTGGCTTTTTATTTGCTCCAAACATGCAGAAATATTCACCAACTCAAGATCTTAGAAGAGTTAATAATATGCGCAAATCTATCTATGAAGCGTATGAACATAATTTAATCACACTTGTTCAGAAGAAACATGATGATTTTGATTATGAATATATTGCGGTGCGCTCATGATTTACGGACTATTTTGGCTCTTATTGATTCCTATTAAATTATATATTGCGTATGTAATTTTAGTATGGATCTATCAAATATTTTTAGGGATAATATGAAAGATACAACTTGGATAATTATTCTTGGTTCAGTTGCAGTTGTTGCTTTCATGTTATGGGTTTATTAAATGAGTGATTTTGATAATTGGGTAATGGAACATTATGAAGAACAGGAGGAAAACATGGTAGAAGAAAAGAAGCCACGTCTTACCTTAGAGGAAGGACAAGCTTTATTAAAAGTATTATTAAAAGAGGTTAAGTATGGTCCAGTGTCTGTGGATAAAGCCCAGGCAAAGATGGAAGAGATTACAAAAGACATGCAATATCCCATTGATGATACAGAAAGACCAATAAAAGATAATGGCTAAAGAACCTGATTCTAAATTATTGGAGCTCGAAAAGAAACAGAAGGAGCGCATTGAGGATCTAAAAAAATATCCTCGAAAGCAACAACATGTTCATGAGCAAAAATTTAAACTGGGTCAGAAGAAAATGGAGGAGGCTGCACGTGATGATTACACATCATCACCCCCTTCTCCTGCCGTTACATTTGAGCGTCCACAAGAGGGTAAGATTGAAAAAAGAATTGGGGGGATGGATACATTTCATGTTGAGAAAGGTGAGGAAAAAAATACGTATAAGATTACAACTAAACGTGAACTCACTTTTCAATATATGATTCGTGCTAAGAGTGAAGAAGATGCAATGATTCGTACACTACGCTTTGTTAGTAAAGATGGTAGTGGGCAGCGTGAGGATGTTAAGCGTCCTATGTATGCATCCAAACCAATAATCCGTGAATGGATAGAAAGTATAATGAAAATATCATGAATAAAACTTGCGAATTAAAAAAATTAATTAAAGATATTGTAAGAGAAGTATTAAAAGAAATTAAAGAGGAAGAAGATAAAAAACTAATAGAGGAGGCAGAGAAAAGCTATGGCGGAACAGACTGAGTTAAAATATGATATATATCAGCCATTTGGGCCTAGTGTATTAAAGACGACGTTGCCACAAGGTTATATTAATTTATTAAATACTGAATCTGATCGTATATTATATGATGAGAAATTAAGTAAGGAACATGATTGGTCACATAATTTAGCTGGTAATGTTAAGAAAGAAATTGCAATTGATCAAAATACCATACCAGGATTTCCAGAGTTTCTTATTACCATGGCGAAAGTTTACTATAAGCATACAATTAATAAAGAACCTGCTGAAGGTAGTAAAGTTGCATTTCGAACTTGGGTTGTATCACAAGTGGCGGGAGATTTTAATCCTGTACATATTCATGATGCTAATTTATCCGGTGTTGCATTTTTAAAGATCCCACCAGGATTTGATGCAGAGTATGCGAAAGAGGATCATCACCCAACAGCTGGGTGTCTCGAGTTTCTTGGGTCCATGCCAAATCATTTTGCGCGTCATAGTTATATTGCAAAACCAGAGGTTGGAGATTTTTATTTATTTCCTTCATGGCTTACACATCAAGTGTATCCATTTAGGTCTGAAGGCGAGCGAAGGTCGCTTGCTTTTAATGTGCATTTTACATTGGATGCACCAGTTAAAGGTGTTGATGTTTAATGGTTGATACGACGAAGTATAAGAGTATTGCAATAAAGATTCCCTATTATGACGTATTGGTTGAATTAGGGAGGAGCATGCATCGTGGCCCAGGTCAACAAATGATGCATTTAATTGAAAAAGAAGCTGACCAGAAAGGAATTAGAATAAAGAATGCAAGAATTAGTAAACGCAGCAAAAAAAATAAATAAACTACTACAGGAGTGTGAGGATGAAGGGTTGAGTTATGATGCTACACTTGCCAAAATTAGTGCAGTTAAAGTGCACGGCGTTGTATTTCCTACACTTATGCTCATGGAGATTATTGATAAGTTTGTTAAGGGCTATACTGAAAGACAAAAGAAAGTTATTGTTGATGATTCAAATGAAATACAAGAGAAGTATGAAGAATACTCTAAGAAGTGGAATATGAAGGATCTTAACTAATGGAAAAGAAAATAAAGATTGGATATCAGGATGTAGCAATTGAGCGTGAGACACCAACATTTCAGAAGCAATCAGATTCATATGGTGAGTATGATCATCGTAAGAATGTTATAACTATTACAAATGGATTAGAACCACTTGATGAAGCTAATACAATGGTCCATGAGATATTACACGCAGTAGCGTATATCAATTCGCTCACCGTCAGTGGCCAGCCGCTTGATACTGAAAATAAAGAGGAAGTGGTTATTAATCAAATAACTAATGGATTAGTACAAGTATTTAGGGATAACAAATGGTTACTCACATACTTGAAGGATAAACTTAAATAATGGATGAAGAGAACAAAACGCAAACATATGAGATTAATTTATGGAAGGATAAAAAGATCGTTGAGAAAGTTGTTAAGCAATTTGAGAACGATCAAGAAGTACTAGACTATATTAAAGACAATTTTGATAAACAACCAGAACCACAGTATCCACAGATGGATCCTTTAAGGGGTTATGTAAGACCAAAAGCAGATGACCACATTATTACATGGTCTAAAATAGCTACATATGTTAGAAAGAAAGCACCAGATAGAATAAAACTAACTGAAAAAGAGCAGGAATTGAAAGATACACTAGATAAATCAATAACACATGAGGTTATTGAAGAATGGGGTGAGGGAGAAATGTTGAGATTAGTTAGAAAAGATTATTGGTCTCACCCTAACACTAAAGGATTAAAGGATTATAGATAATGAGTGATGCAACATATGATAAAAGATTAGGGTGGACACATCATCAAAAAGGTATTGGCAAAGGTATTACGGATGGCAAAAGAGGATTGACACCTAAACAAATGAAAATTCTTCAAGTAATTCAGTCATTTATGAAGTCAAATGGGTATCCACCATCGTATGAAGAGCTCAAACAATTGGTTGGGTTGAAATCTAAGAGCAATATACATAGATACATACATTCACTAAAAAAGCGCGGATATCTTGACTTTTTGCCCGCACATAGTAGAACACTAAGAATATTATGATTGGTATTGTATTGTGCGCTGGATGCTAAAAAGTTTTTTTATTTTTTTATTTACCGGGATCTGCCAATACCGTAATACCTTTTGCCAATTCTCTATATGGGATAAGGGATACCGGGTATTACGGAGGTATTACGAGTTCATGGAAAAAGAGTTAAATTATTGTATTTTGGAGGTAAAATGAGTAAAAAAGATATATATAACAGTAAGTTAGAGTCACTTAAAGAAAAGGTGGTCCGTAATACCATTGCCAATACCAGAGATATGGCATTGAAATACCCACGTGGTGAGGATGGTTTAACAGATAAACAAAGGATATTTGTTGAAATATATGTAAAAGAGGAAGGTAGACTAACACCAACTGAATGTGCAAGACAAGCTGGATACAAACCAGAACGTGCACCTACTACAGCTTCTGAGTTATTGAATATAAAGAAATACCCACGTGTTGTAGCTGCAGTAAGAAAGAAAAGAAATGAACTACATGAGACACATAAAGTTGAAATGAATAAGCATGTTGTTGAATTAGCAAGACTAAGAGATAGAGCACTACAAGATAAATCACACAGTGCTGCAATTAATGCTGAAAGATTACGTGGTCAAGCTGCGGGGTTGTATGTTGAAAGAAAAGAGATTAGAACAGGATCAATTGATGATATGTCTCGTGATGAAGTTATTAAAAGATTAAAGGAAATAGGTATTGATGGAAAATTCGAAAAGAAAGATGGAAAAGAATCGTTCGAGGTCAAAGACAGCAAGATGGTTGACATCACCGATATTCAGACAGAGAATAAAGAAGAGCAAAAAGACATATGACCGTAAAGACGGAAACAAACTTTTACAAGAGTTTCAAGAAATGTTTAGAAAATGGGACTGAGAAATACCTCATTACACGTATTGAGTCCTACGTTACACCAGGATTCCCAGATTGTCTTATATATCATAAAGATATCGGATTTTTTACTGTAGAATTAAAGGTTGTAAGACGTAATAAAAAAGGGGTTGGAAAGGTATCAATATCACCTCTACAAATCGCCTGGAATACGCTTCATATAGCTCATAATGCCCCTGCATTTATCTTAATATACGACCCCGGGCAGAGGTCCACTAAACTTTTTTCAAGCTCCAAACTCCTAGAACTCCGTGATAACGACTATGATTCGGTGGACGGTGGCCTGTGGACTGGCACTCTGGGCCCGGGACTGTCTTCAGAACTCCCCAAACTCCTCAAACTCCCGTAAAACAGCCAATTTATATTGGACATTGGACGCTGGTCCTGGAACACCGGGCGCGCCCGGTCTTCCTGTGCGTAAAAATAATTAAATGACCTCTTGCATTGTGGATAACTTT